CAGCAAGAAATTATGCTTGGTTTGGATTGTCTGTTGCGAAAGGGTTAACTCTTACAAAAGAATTAAAAGGTGCAAGAATATTTGTTGATAATGGTAGCTTTAGTCAAATAGTTACAGTAAGAGCTGGTAATATGCCTTATAACAACTTTCAGCCACCAAGACCACCAAGTAAGTCTTTTGAGTTAAGTGCAGATAATAAATTAGATGATGAAAGTGAAAGATTATGACAGGTATAGCAAGTAATTCTAATTTACCACCAGATCCAGAAATTATTGCTAGAGCTTGGTGTTTAGAAAAAACAGCAATTACAAATATAGTTAGTACTAGAATAGCGACAAGATTGCCTCAAAATCCAACTTTACCATTTTTAGTAATTACAAATGGTGGTGGATCATTATTAGAACCAGCATCTCAAAGTGCAGTTAGCAATCAATCTATGATTTTTAATTGCTATGCAGGTAGATGGGGTGGATCAGGATCTAAAGGTGAACCAGATTACACTACTGCTAGTAATTTAGCACAAGCAGTGTTTAAAGAACTTTTTATAGAAGCAAACGAACAAGTGACTACAAGTAGTGGCATTAAAGGGTGGATATATGGTTTTGAAATCCAAAGTACCCCAACAAGAGTAGAAGAACCTGAAACTTTAATTGCTAATTTTGAAATTGTAGCTCTTATGACATACAGAGCTTCTGCTTAAATACTCATTACAAACCTCTTTTAAACTAATATAAGTGTGAGGTAAATTATGGCAAAAATAAAAGTTAAAGTTAACCCAGTGTATGACGCTGACGCAGTTGGCGATGAGATATTGGGTGTAACATTTACCAAAAACGAATGGACGGAAGTTAATGGGAGTGACTGGAAAAGACTCCAAGAATCAACTGGTCGTATGTGGAACGGTGAGTATTCTATACCAATGCTTATCGAAGAAGGATCAGATTGGGAGATAAAACCAGTCGTTCAGACTGATATAAATGAAGACAATTCAGTTATAGAAAGCGATGAGGAAGCTGACGAACCTTCTGAAGATTGGTATGGAACTGAAGAAGAATAAACTAGTCAAAAAGATTAGTTGTACAACTAATTAATAAGTTAGGAGAAATATATGCCAACAACATATAATACATCAGGTACAGTATCCGATGTACTCATAGGAACAGGTGTTCTTTATGTAGCTGCAAAAGGTACTGCATTTCCTGCACAGGACTCCAGTACTGCAACCCAATGGGCTGCTAATCCATCTGGATGGACTGATGTTGGTTTCTCAGAAGACGGTTGGACTCTAGAATATGATAAAACTTTCGAAGATATCATGGTTGCAGAGGAAATTGATCCAGTTAAATCAGTTAAATCTGCTCAAGAGATAAGACTTACTGGTACTCTTGCACAAGCAAGTTTGACCAATATTAAAGAAGCCTTTGGTGGCGGTACAATTACAGAAAATGACACAGACTTTGCGTCTGGTTTTGATTCGTTAGTACCACCAGCAACAGACGGCTTTACTGAGAAATCCCTTTTGTTAATAACTGAAGGACCAAGCGGTGCAATCAGGCATTTACAAATCCCTAGAGCTATCAATGTTGGAGCTTTCTCAATGGCACAACAAAAAGCACCTCAAAAAGTGCTTTTAGCCACTGAGTTCAAACTTCTTGTACCAGATGCTACTGCTACTGCAGTAGGAACAACTGACGGTAAAAAGAACATTTTTAGAATTGTGGATAACACAAATGCAAATACTGAAGGAAGTGTAAACTAAATTAACTCATAACGATTGGAGGAATAATAATGAGTGAACGATTTAAAGATTTTGATGCTGCACAGGACTCGAAAAACCCTGAGCCAATCAAGATAAAAGTAAACGGAAATGATTATGAGTTTCCACCATTTTTATCAGCGTCAGTAGTTTTAGAACAGCTGACTTGGATTGGGGATGACGGTGCTGTTGCAGCTTCAAATCTTCCAAGATGGTTTGTTACAGTCTTTGGAAAAGATAACTATAACAAAATCTCAAAAGAAGTAGACTTTAATAAATTACAAGAAATATCTTCTTGGTTAATGGAACAATACGGTCTATCAGACACAAACCAAGAACTAGCAGGTGGACTTGCCGAGGATGAGGGTGATACCCCAAAATAACATTTAAGGTCACCGATATCGTTGAGCGGTGGTCTTATGTAGAGTCCGACTTCAACAAAATATATTCTATCCTAGAACCTCTGGATTTGGAATGGCGCAAATTTTACAGATTACTTAGTACAATGCCATTAGAGAGTTCTTTATTTTTTGCCCCATATTCAAAGGAATATGCTGAGCAACAAGAAAACCAAGATGATAATCATAATTGGTACAAAGAAGAACTTGATAGAAGAATGGGCAGATCTCCAAAAACGAGAACTGCAACAACTTTAGATGAAATGATGCAAGATCAAACTAATTATGGAATAGGTAAGGAATAAAATGGCGTTTGGAAATCCATTACAAGGTGTTATAAAATTAATGATCGGTGCTTCACCTGATCTTTCCCAACTTAAAATAGACGCTGATAAAGGTGTTGGTGAAGCAGCCCAACAAATCAAAAAAATGACAGCCATGCACGCTTCAGTTGCAGCTGGTGCTTTGATAGGTATGGGTACTATTTCCGTAGGTCTAATAAAAGCAGCACAATCTGCAATAGCTTTTGAGGAATCTTTTGCAGGTATTAGAAAAACTGTAGAAGGATCTGAAGCTAGTTTTGCTCGTCTTGCTGATGAAATCATAAAATTAAGCACAGTCATACCAGTAAGTACTGACGAACTAAACCGTATCGGTGAGCTTGGTGGTCAGTTAGGTATAGCAATTGAAAACCTACCAGAATTTATAAAGACAGTTTCTACTTTAGCTACAACTACAAACTTGACAGTAGATAACGCTGCATTAGGTCTTGCAAGGTTAGATGCTATTGCACAGACAAATGGCGAAACATTTGAAAATATGTCATCAGTAATAGTTGATCTTGGAAACAACTTTGCAGCTACTGAATCAGAAATAATGACTACAGTGCTTCGTATTGCACAGGCTGCAGCTCAAGTAGGTGCAACAACGCAAGACGCTCTTGCATTTGCCGCTGCGTTGCAAGCTATTGGTGTACCAGCACAAGCTGGTGGTACAGCTGTAGCTCGTGTCTTTCAGGCTATAAATGAAGCAGTCATAACTGGTGGTGAAAGCTTACAAAAATTTGCGACAATAGCAGAAGCTTCTGGCAGAGTTACTGCTGATACATTTGCTGATTCTTTCGGTGAAGATCCAGCTATGGCAGTGGTTGCTTTTATAGAAGGTCTAAATGAATTAAATAAAGAAGGCGTAAACATAATTCAATTCTTAGATGATTTGGATCTAAAACAAAGAAGAACAATGCTTTCTATTTTAGGTCTTGCAGAAGCAGAGGGTCTTTTGGCAGATGCCGTTGGTACAGCAAGAAATGCTTTTGATGAAAATAATGCTGCTTTGGAAGAAGCAGTTAAGAGATATACTACCACTGCTTCTCAAATAGAAATTACTAAAAATGCTTTTAATGAACTTGGAATACAAATAGGTCAAAATCTTATACCTAGTTTTAGAGGCTTTTTAGATGCTATACAAGAAACAATACTTTTTTTAACAGAAAGTGAAAGAGCATCACAAGTATTAGCGCAAGGTTTCATAATCTTAACAACAATAGCTGCAGGTGCAGTAGCTACTATTATGAAATTAAATGGTGTTCTCAACACATTAAAAGCCCACCCTGTACTTTTAACTTTATCAGCTATGGCGACTGCATTTACTATTTTTACAACAGCAGTTGCTAAAACTGAGGGTCAATTGATACAGATCCGCAGAAACTTAGATGCTTTTTCACAAGATGGTGAAATAACAGAAAATACAATTAAAGCTTTATTGGGTACAACTCACGAATTTGATAAAGTTTTAGATAATCTTAGTGAATCAGATAGATTTAACACTGAAAATATGATTGCAGAAGCTTTAGTTGGTGGACCAAGTGAAATGAAAGCACTAGAGGATCACTTACAAAGTATTGTTGCTGCTAACGAAGTAATTATCGAACAAGAGCAAATGTATGGTGATCAAAATGCTTTGATGAGAGCAGCTATGGCAAAAGCAAGTGCAGAAGATGTATTAGAAATTGTAAATCAAATAAATCAAGCAATGGAAGAAAGAGAAGCAAAACAAAAACAAGCTATCAGACAATCAGCCA